TATTATGCAAACGGATCTCCGATATCGTTTGCTGGTACATATAGCAACTCGAATGTTGCTTCGTACATGCCTACATATAATGGACAAATACTTGCGACACAAGTACAAGCAACTACGCTTACTACTGGTGCAAACACTACTGCGGGTACAGTTACTGGTAACTGGACACTATCGGCTGGTTCTAGACTTCAAGCTACATACGCTGACTTGGCTGAGCGATTTGCCGCAGACGCTACATATGCGCCCGGTACAGTAGTCCAACTCGGTGGATCAAAAGAGATTACAGCAGTTCAGTATGAACTTTCAGAAGACGTATTCGGTGTTATCTCTAATACTGCTGCATATCTAATGAATTCAGGTGCAGGCACTGATATATCTCATCCTCCCGTTGCAGTATCGGGGCGTGTGCAAGTTAAAGTAGACGGCAAAATTTCTAAAGGTCAACGATTAGTAGCAGCCGGCGAAGGCATCGCACGCGGCGCACGTACGGGTGAAGCAACTGCATTTAATACTATCGGTAGAGCATTAGCAGATAAGAACACGGATGGTCTTGGTTTCGTTGAAGCTATCGTTATGATTCGATAAGGTTAGTAACTAAAATGTCATATTCACAATTTGGATTGGTCCAAGCTTCTGATTTCAATACTCTAGTTGGAGCAAACACCTCAACGACATCAGGTCAACTAAACGCGGTTTGGGCAGTCGGCGGCGGCTCCGGTGGATATGGACAGACTGCGATAGCTAACGTTGCTGCTGGACAAACAGTTGCTTCGACCGCTCAATGGACTTCGCTCGTAGCTAACACTGCATCTGCGGCAACTCATCAAGGTTCTTCTATAACCTCTGTTACTGCTCCCAGTACCGGAGCTACGGTCACGTATGTATCGGCTATTCCTACTAATTTAACAACAATTTACACAAACAGATTAAATGCTGCTACTCAAGGAAGTACTTCTTCGAACACAGTAACATATGGTTCTACTTGGTCACAGTTGTTGACATTTACTCACACTGCGACCTTTGCAAATGGTGATGCAGCACGTTATTTCTTTAATTCGGGCGGACAGATCAAGATGACCGTCGCTCATCCAAATGGTACTGGCATCAATCTTCTTCTCAACAACCTGTGTTCTAACGTAGGTACAGTTGCGATGAGTGCGGTTACCTCAGGTACTCAGACGATCGGCGGCGTATCATATAACGGTATCACTAAAATTGGCGGTGGCGGCAACTCTCCTACTATCGATTCAACTAAAGGATATTTCGGACAGACAGTTTCTAATGCTAACGTATTCACTCAATTAGCATCAACTGGTCCTTCAGGTTATCTAAATACTTTCATTCGTTTCATCACTAAATCAAACGGTACACAAGGTGCTAACGGCGATGCTGGATCAGTCATTACGATCTATACTATATGGGACGAAGTACCAGATGGACTTACGATTTCAATCGGTTCAGCTACAACCATGACTCTTGTTCCCCCGGAATCTACTAATATCTCTAATACATGGGGTACAGTAACTCTAACTGGAACTGCTTCGGGACTATAACTTTTTAATTGTTAAACAGGTATCCATCTAAATACTTCGTAAAGAGGATATGATGGATACCAAAACCTTACTTGCTGAGGCAAAAGCTAGATTTAATCATAATTCGGCTAAAGATTATCTTGCAGCAAAATATAACGCAAGACTTATCGTAGCAGAACAGGGCGGGCTGTTCAAAGCTGACGCCCAAACTATTACATTTTTGTCCTCGTTCCCGACTCGCTATCTTGTCGTAGTTGACACGTTTAATAACCCCGTGAAAGTTGATCGTGCTGAGTTATTGTGGAGATTGCAAGAAGTCTATGCCGAAGTGATGGAAGCCTGGCTTGCTGAATGGAAAGAGATAGAGAACAAGAGATGACCAAAGGCGTACTATTATTTGCCTTCAACTCAGCTAAATATGACTACTATAAAATGGCACTATACACAGCCAAACGAGTCAATCATTTTTTAAAACTTCCAGTAACACTTGTTACTGACGAAGAATCATATCCAGATGATGAGTCATATCCATGGGATAAGGTAGTAAAGGTAATACCCGATAAAGACAACTTTAGAGATTGGGGCCAATGGATCAATAAAGGCAGATATATGGCTTACGATCTCAGCCCCTATGACGAGACTATTTTATTAGATGTAGATTACGTCATCAATTCGGATAAACTGTTAAATACATTTGATACCTATGATGACTTTGCTTGTCATCACAAAACTATGTTCTTGATGCACCCCGGTGCTGCGCAAGAAGTACTTAGTGCATATAGTTATGACACACTATGGGCAACAGTTGTCACCTTCAAGAAAACTATAAGAGCAGAACAGATTTTCCGTGCACTAGAAATGGTACAGAAGAACTATGATCACTATGCCAACATACATAGCTTTATTAGTGGTGTGTACAGAAACGATTATGCACTGACTCTTGCATTGCGGATCGTTAACGGGCATGGTGTTAACAATAGTGATCGTATCTTGTGGGACCTAGTTCATATAGGTAAAAACACGCAAGTATATGCAAATACTGATAATGAGTTTAATACGGAATATACAGTAATGTTTGATAACTGGCAGAGAGGTAAAATGCGTAAAGAATATATCACTATCAAAGATATGGACTTCCATATTATGGCCAAAGACTTGTTTGTGGAGATTATCAATGACTCAATTTTATAGTATGTTAAATGGATTACCTTATATTACTGGAAACGCTTATGCATTTTCACTATCTAGCCCGATCGAAATGTTCAATTCAGCCTTTCCAGAATACGAGGGTAAGTTTACTGTAATTAATAGTCATGCTACACCGTTCGGAGGCTATACGATAGAGTTTAAAGATAAGGCTTACGAAACTTGGTTTAGGTTGAAGTATGGATAAGGGTTTTGTCATCATGGCTCAAGGTGATGACTATGTTAAGTGTGCAAAGGCACTCGAATATAGCATCAAAAACGTGATGCCAGGCAGTAATGTAACAATCATTACTACAGAGATGCTTCCCTACGGCGATCAATGTCCTGATTCAGCCTGGAAGCTACAGAACGATTGGCAAGTATATGATAAAAGCCCATATGAATACACGATCAAGTTAGAAGCTGATATGTATATTCCACAATCTATAGAATTCTGGTGGGACATATTGAAAGAACGTGATGTTGTCGTATGTACTACAGCGAGAAATTTCAAGCAAGAGATAACCGACATCAACGTGTATCGTAAATTTATCGTTGATAACAATCTACCAAACTGTTATAATGGCATTACATATTTCCATAAATCAGACTTTGCTAAACAGTTCTACGAGACGGTTAGAACTATCTTTGAGAACTGGGAAGAGTTTCGCGGTACGTTGAAGTGTAATGTCGATGAACTAGCGACCACAGACTGGGTATATGCACTCGCTTGTCATATACTGGGAGTAGAAAATACCACGTTGCCTAATGCTGATTTTATGTCAATGATACATATGAAACAATTCATTAACGGTCTTCCAACTGACAATTGGACAGAGACTCTGGTCTCCGAGATTCTTCCACATACACTAAGAGTCAACACGATTCCACAAATGTATCCTTTCCATTATCATGTCAAGTCGTTTGCTGATACAATACTAGAGAATACTAAATGAGTGATGAAGAATACGTAATCTTCTGGGAAGCCCCAATAATCGTTAAGCCTGAGTTTAGGTTATATTATGATGACAAGGGCTATCTTATCTGCTATACCTGCGAGAAACTCGAGGGTAACTATATTGTTATTGATGCAACGACTTTCGCCGAGAGTAGACCAGATGTCAGGGTAATAGACGGTAGACTTGTTAAATCAAACACCGGAGCAGTCGTCTCTAGACTATATCCTTCAACTGAAGGTACACTATGCGAAGTAGAAGATATCAGTATCATTGCTGAATCTATCGGACGACATTGGCAACTAAAAACATATCAAGTAAGGAACAATGATGAGTAGAGATATTTTGGACATAGCAGATTGTGATGTAGTCTATCTATCATACGATGAGCCGGCCAAAGAGGAATTCTGGTTAAAGATTAAGAATATGTGCCCTTGGGCGGTACGAGTTGATGGAGTCAAGGGTTCTGATGCCGCACATAAAGCGGCAGGAGAAGCATCTACTACCGAACGTTTCATTGTCATCGACGGTGACAACATGCCCCATGAGTCATTCTTCAACGTTCAACTAGATTTCACTGACTTAGATCCTACATACAAACTTGCACAGTTTAGATGGAAGGCAACTAATATCATTAATGGTCTTCGCTATGGCAATGGCGGAATATCATCTTGGACAAAAACATATGTTGCCAATATGAAGACACACGAATCAAGCGACGGCAGCGATGCTACCAATGTTGACTTCTGTATGGATTCGTCAGACAATCTATACTGGGCTATGTGGGATGAATATTCGACTACGTATCCAAATTATACTCCTTTCCAAGCATGGAGAGCAGGGTTCCGTGAAGG